TGGGTACAGGGCACCACCAACGCCAGCCCCACCATCGTCAGGGCCGGCTCCGTTTTGCGCTACCGGAGAATCGTCTAAGTGAACGTCGCGCCCGCCGCCACGTTCGAGGCCGTCCTCGAGGCCGGCACCTCCGGTCTGGTCGGCACGCTCACTGTCGAGGCGAACGACAACCAAGGCGTCACCGCCATCGCCGCGACGAGCCTGGGGATCACGGAGATCGCCTCCGGGGTGTACGCAGCAACCGGGCTCGTCGCACCCTCCACCGCCGGCCAGTACACGCTGATCTGGAAAGCAGCCGGCGCCGGTGTCCAGGGCATCGAAGACCTCGTCGTCACCTATTCGGCCCCGGGTTCATCTGTCCCGACCGCGGGTCCCTACGCGACCCTCGAGGAGCTACAGCGACGTATCGGAAAGGAGACCGGCTCAACCGCCGCCGAGATTGAAGCGATGAACCTCATGCTCCAGGAAGGTGCCGAGAAGATCGACTGGGAGCTTGGCTATACCGCCGCCGCCCCGGCCCCGACTCCGATCCCAGCGCTCATCGTCGACGTAAATCTTCGTTACGCCCAGGATCTATGGCGACTCAGCAAGTCGACATTTGGGGCAATCCCGCAAGGTCCGGAGCTGGGCCAGCTCATCGCCCCGCGCGATCTGTGGTATCGCTACCACTTGGAGTTGACGCCGCTGCGGGTCCATGAAGGTATTGCGTGAGCATCGCGGGTGAGATCGAGACGATAGTGGTGGCGCTGCAGCCGCTCGCGGCGGAGATCCCCGGGCTGCAGATCCTCGGCTACCTCGAGCAGACGCCGTCGCCGCCGACGATCGACATCTACCCCGACACCCCGTTCCAGGAAGGTAGCGGCTTCGGCGGCCGCTCCAAACAGCTCCACTGGATCGTACGGGCGCGCGTCTCGAATACCGACTCCGCAGCAGCAGCGGCCACGCTGTACCGGCTGCTCGACGTCACCGACGCGGCGTCGGTCGAGGTAGCGCTCGCCGCCGTAGATGTCGTCGTGGGGAACGACGGCACCGTTACTGGGTTCACCGTCTACGTCGACGACCACATCGGCGACATGATCGGCTGCAACTGGAGGACAACGATGTTCCTATGACCGTCTACAAGGTGACATCCACGACCGGCTACAAGGGCCACAAAGAGGGCGAACAGTTCGAGGCCGACCTGACCGAGGCCGAAGAACGCCGCGCCAAAGAGCGCGGCTCCATCCGCGTCATCCGACGCGACGACAAGCACGAGAAGGAGGATGACACGGATGCCTAAAAGCATCGCCTACAAGTGGCAAGTGACCGTGGACGGGGTCGACTTCGACAACGGCCTCGTGCGGGACGTCCAGTTCAGCTCGGAGCATGAACGGGTCGACGCCGGGGGATTTAACGCGACCGGAGTCACAGAGCAACTGGCGGGCCAGACCACCCAGAGCGTGACCGTCGAATTTTACTCAAGTTATGGAACTGGAGAGGTGCATCAGACGATCTACCCGATCCACAAAGACCGCGAGATCGTCCCGTTCACGGCCAAGCCCGACATGACCGCCACCGTCTCCGCCACCAACCCCGAGCTGCGCGGGAACGTGCAGGTGCTGACCTACAGCCCGCAAGCGACGTTCGGCGAGATCGAGACGTTCTCGGTCGAGTTCACCGCCGCCGACCCGGCCGGGATCGAGTTCTTCGCCACCGCGGCCGCCTGACGATGGCAGCGAGGCAGGGCACACTCGCGGTCAAGGGCTACCGGGAACTGATGCGGGCGTTCAAGGAAGCCGACAAGGACGAACGCAAATACGTGCGGGAAGCGTTCAAACAGGTCGGCGAGATCGTCCGCAAAGACTCCGCCACCCTGTTCTCGACTGTCGACACCCGCTCCGCGGCCGGCTACCGCGTCTACGTGCGCCAGCGGGGCGTCGCGGTCGAGCAGTCGATCCGGAAAACCACGGGGAAGCATCCCGAGTTCGGGAAGCTGCAGATGCGCCGCGCCCTCGTGCCCGCCCTGGTCGCGAACGACGGCAACATCGAACGCGAAATGGAGCACGCGTTGGACAAGGTGTGCGAGCGGTTCAACCGGGCGCCGGGGCCTGTCTGATGGACTGGATCGTGCTCGACAACGTGAAGCCCTACAACGGCCGCTACCCGTTCGACATCTTCGACGACGGAACCGAGCTCACCACCCGCGAGTGGGGCTGGATCAAGAAGTTCTCCGGCTACCTGCCGCTGACTGTTTCGGCGGGCTACCGCGGCGGCGACGCCGAACTGTTCGCAACCTTCGCGCTCGTAGCCTTGCACCGGGCCGGGAAGGTCGCGCCCCCCGACCTGCAAGCCTGCTACGACCGGATCTCGGACGCGCCGTTCGGGACCACGATCACGATCGAGGAAAACCCGGTGGAGGCTGATGCCGACCCTCCTCCCGAACAAACAGCCGCGAGACCGAGCTCCAGTGGCGGCGGTTCCACCACGAGTTCGGAGAGTTCGACAAGCCCCCGGAACGGCTCTGGGACGCCCGCATCGGCTACTTCTCCGTTGCCCCCGGTGAGGTCGGGGATCTGACCCCCGCCCAGCTCATGGGCTGCCTCGACGCGTTCACCGCCGTCCACGCCCGGATGGGGTTCTGATGGCCCGCGCCGGCGTCGAGATCGTCGGTGACGCGTCCAAGTACGAGCGTGCCCTGAAGAAGTCCGAGACCGCCACGAAACGGTGGGCCACCAAGATCGAAGCGATCAGCGCGGGCACCTCGGTCTCTAGGTCCGGCGGGATCCTGGGCGGCTCCTCGGCGCTGTTGAAGGGCGGCGGGATCGCGTTGGGCGCAGGGATCGCGACCCAGAAGATCATCGAGTTCACGAACGCCGCCTCCGACCTGAACGAGCAGCTGTCCGCGTCCCGCGTCATCTTCCGGACGTCGGCGGGCGACATCGAGGACTGGTCGAAAACACTCGCGAAGTCGTTCGGGATCGCCCAGACGGAGGGTGTCGCCGCCGCCGCCACGTTCGGGTCGCTGTTCTCCGCGGCCGGCCAGTCGTCCGCGCAGGCCGCGAAGCTGTCGAAGGTCGTCGTCGAGCTCGCCGGCGACCTGGCGTCGTTCAAGGACACGACCGTCGACGAAGCAGTCACCGCTCTCCGTTCGGGGCTGTCGGGCGAGATCGAGCCGTTGCGCCGCTACCAGGTGTTCCTGACCGAGGCCGCCGTCGCGCAGGAGGCAATGGCCGAAACCGGGAAGAAAAGCGCGAGGCAGCTGACGCAGGGCGAGAAGATCATCGCCCGCTACAACCTCATCCTCGAGAAGACGAGGTTGGCGCAGGGCGACGCGGCCCGCACCGCCGGCTCGTACGCGAACCAGCAGAAGCGTCTCCACGCCGAAACCCAGAATTTGAAGACGTCGATCGGCGGTGTGCTGCTGCCGGTGATGTTGCGGTTCGTGGGCGCCGCGAACGACAACATCGACCGCGCCCAGAAGCTCGGCGGCGCGATGCAGGAAGGCGGCGAGAAAACGAAGGACTGGACCGACAGGATCCTGGAGCTGAAGAAGGCTCTGCATCTGCCGGGGCCGGGGCCGTCCGGGATCATCCGGCTCACCGACGCGGCCCGGAAAGCCGCCGAGGCGGTCCGCACCTCCGACACGCCCCGCGGCCCCCGCACGGGGAAATCGAAGCCCGAGCCGCCTCCCCCGCCGGGCGCGTCTGCGTCGCTGCGGAACGACTGGTTCGACGCGCTCGTCAACCGCCGCCTCGACCGTGTCCAGGACGCCCCCCTGAAAGCGCAGGTGGCCGCTTTGGAGAAGATCAGGGACACGATCGTTGCCCGCATCAAGGTCACGAACGACATCACCCGCAAGCTCAACCTCGAGGATCAGGCGCTCCAGGTCACCCGGGACATCCAGGACGTCCGCGACCGGATCGCGTCCGATATCGCCGAGAAAGCCGCCGAGCGGGCGGCACAGCAGGAGCGGCTGTTCGAGCGGGGAATCGGGTTCCTGCAGTTGGGGATCGCGAAAGCCGAGGTGACCGCCGGGGTCGAGGACGACATCGCCAAGATCCGGAAACTGAACGACGCGTTGCGCCGCCAGATCGCCGAGCAGGGATCCACCCCCGGTCTGCTGCAGCAGCTGTTCGACAACGAACAGCTGATCAAGTCGAAACAGGATCAGCGGCGGCAGACGAAGATCGACTGGCTCCAGTTCGGACTGGAAAAAGCCGAGGCGACGAAGGGCATCAACGACGACATCTCCTGGCAGCAGAAGATCATCGCGGCGATGAAAAACCGGATCAAAGCGGAGGGCCGCAAGCTCGAGCTCGTCTCGGAGCTGTGGCGGGAGGAGCAGAAACTAAAAGGGCTGCTGAAACAGCGGCCCAAGTTCGGCCCCAACAACTGGATCACGATCAACGGCCGCAAAGAGACGCTGATCCCGATCGGTGCGCCCGGGTCGCTCGCGCAAATGAAACGGGCCGGCGTCTCGGTGACCCCACCCGCGGCGTTGCAGTTCCCGAAACCCGGCGCAGGCGGCGGCGGCTCGGTGATCAGCATCGGCAATTTGAACCTGCACGGGATCCAGAACGTGTCCGGGCTCGAGGACGAGCTCGTGAAACGCTCGAAGCAACGGCCGATACCCCGCCGAGGCCGCTGATGAGCACCCTCGGCGAACTCGAGTACATCACCGTCACCCCGAGCCCGGCGACCTGCACCGACCACGGCCAGGTGCAGCTGACCGTGATCGGCCACTACGACTCCGGCATGGACATCGACCTGACCCAACAGGTGGCCTACTACATCCAGACCCCCGGCCTGTACGAGGGGATCGCCACCGTCTCGAACGGGCACGGCAAAGCCGGCCTGGTGACCGGCATCAAACCCGGCACCGTCACCTGCACGGTGCAGTACCCGCCGTTCGTGATCGCCAGCGGCTACTGATGTCGCTCTACTGGTTTGACGAGGTCGACTTCGTCATCACGGCGGCGCCGCCGCCGCCTCCTTTGCCCGAGGGCCGGTTCCTGTTGGCGTTCGACGACCCCGCCCTCGCACCCAACCCGACCTGGACGAGGATCGACAGCGTCCCGAACCTCGTCACCAGCTACACGATCGACCGGGGCCGCCAGTACGAGCTCGACCGCACCGACGCCAGCCGGGCCACCGTCCAGATCATCGACCCCGACGGCATCTTGGACCCCACCAACCCCGGCGGCCCGTACTACGGGAAGCTGCAGCCTCTGCTGCAGGCCACGATCGGCCGGCGCAACCCCTGCACCGGCGCTTGGACGACCCGCTGGCGCGGCTTCGTCGAGGACTACGCGTACGAGATCGACCCGTCCCAAAGGCTGAACCGGCTCACGATCTCGCTCGTTGATCTGTTCGAGCTGCTGTCGACAGCGGAGATGCACCCCGGCCAGTTCGGCACCACTCCACCAGTCGAATCACAAGGCCAGGTCTACTACCCGTCGACGACGTTCAACCACCGCATCTACAGCATTTTGGGCGACCTCGGTGTCCCGCACACGTTCTGGGAGGTGTTCCCCGGCAACATCGACCTCTACGAAACCGTCTACTCCCCCGGCGAAAGCGTGCTGTCCGCCCTGCAGGAGACCGCCGACGCCGAGTTTCCCGGGATCGCCAATATCCACTGCGACGGCATCGGCCGGCTGATCTGCCCGGACCGCCACAGCCGCTTCGCGCCGGAGGACATCTCCGCCGAGGTCGGGATCGGCGTCTGGAACTTCCAGGAGTGGGGCGCAGGCGACGGCGCCGCCGTGGCGGCGTCGGGGAACACGCTGGCGCAGCTGCGGACGTTCTCGTTCAGCCGGTCGCTCTCCAAGATCATCAACTCGGCCGCGGCCACACCCGTCGGGATCCACGACGTCGACGTCGCCGGAGCGTTGTTCACCGACCCGGCGAGCATTGCCCAGTACGGCGTCCGCTCCTGGTCGGCCGACAACCTGTTGACCGGCGGCACCACCGACGGCACCGCCGGAGCCCTGTTCACCTGCAAGCAGTTCGCCGAGTTCTACGTCAACAACTACGGGTCGGCGCACAACCGGATCACCGACGTGTCCTTCCAAACCATCGCCCCCGGCGACCCTCGAGCGCCGGCGCTGTGGGCGATGGTGAACGGCGTCGACATCAACCACGCCATCACCACCACCGTCTCGGCTCCGGGCGGCGGCGGCTTCAACGCGGAGGGGTGGTTCATCGAGGGGATGCACGAAACCTGCACGCCCCTGACCCCGGATTACGACAACGTCGTGTTGCGGCTTGACCTGTCCCCGCGGGCCGCCTACGCGGTCGACCCTTTCACAGCGTGACGTGCCGTCCCGTCCCCGCCCACGGTTGCACGGTCGCGACCACGAACGCGGCGGCGCCGACCCGCTCCTGTCAAGGTTCGTCGGCAACCCTGCCCCTCCTATCGGTGGCCCGCCGTTCATCCTCGAGGCGTACCCCACCGCCGACGACGACTACCCGGCGGACTACCTCGTGACCGTCGCCGGCACCTCCACTCAGCTGTATCTCTGGAACGACTTCATCGACACCCGGGGCGGGCCGCTGTGGGCGCGGGGCTACGGCCGGGTCTACCTGCCGGGCATCCAGTACGGCGAGGTGGAGCCCTACGACGGCCCTCAGACGTACCGGGTCTGGAGCGTGGCACTCGACGGCACCGACTTCACCGAGCACCTCGCGCTCAGCGGTAACAACGCCGCCACGAACGCCCGCACCACCGGCGACCAGTTCGTCACCCAGGTACCGGGCAACCAGTTCATCGAGATGCCCGGCGGGGCGATCAAGGTGCTGCGGAATAAGTACGAAGCGCTCGAGACCGTCGCTCCACCCGTGCTCGCGTTCCGGTCGGCCAGTTCGGCGGTCACTTCCGGCACGAGCCACAGCTGCTCGCTGCCGTCCGGTCATGCGCCCGGCGACATCCTTTTGATGGCAGTTCGGATGACCAGGGCATCGTCGGCGAGCCCTGCCTCCCCTACACCGTTCGGGTGGGTTCGCCGTGCCCACCACAACTCAACGTTCGGCGGCCTCGACCACAACTACGCCGTCTACAGCAAGGCCTCGGACGGCTTCGAAGACCCCACCCTTACGCTCAGCACCGGGGCGTCGTCTACAGGCCACATCGTCATCCTCGCCTACTCCGGCACCGGCAGCGTCGACACGTTCGGGGACTACGGCTCCATCCAGGCAACGGCAACACCGACAGTCCAGTCGGTCACTACTACCCAGGCCAACGACATCGTCGTCGGGTTCGTGTTCAGCGGCGCGGCCGCCTCCGGCACCCCTGCCTCGGGCTGGACGGAACGGGCCGACCATGCAGGCACCATCGGCGACCTGATCTACGCGATGGACATTCCGCAGGCGTCAGCGGGCGCGTCCCCTGCGGCGGCTCCGACCCTGTCGGCCTCCTCCGACTGCTGGACGTATGCGTTCTCGATCAAGCCCCACGCCGTCATCAACGTCGGCCCGGCCGCCCTCTACGTCTACGACGCCGCCACCGACACCCACACCCAGATCGTGAGCCCCGACGACTTCGACGCCGAGTACCGCTACGGGGTCATCTCCGTCCTCGACATCAGCGACGACTGCTCGCAGGTCGCGTTCGCGCACCACAACAGCCCGAACGGCATCGGCGCCCCGCTTGCCTACCGCCACTTCTGCTGCGACACCGACGGCAGCAACTTCGCCGAGCTCGACATGCCGGTCAGCCCGACCTTCAGCCTGAACCCGCGGTTCAACCCGTCCGGCAACGGCGAGCTCGTCTACATCGCCCCGGACGGCACCGGCTTCCACACCGTCTACGCGAACGGCGACCCGGACGGAGGTGCGTTCTGGAACACGACGGGCAGCGCCTACGTCGACGTGTGGCAATACTCGCCCGACGGCACACGGATAGCCGTGGTGATCTGGAACGGCACCGCCTACGAGCTGCTCACGATCGCCTCCGACGGCAGCGACGAAGACACCACCGGCTACACCGCCGACGACAACGTGCGGATCGCGTGGGATCCCGACGGGACGTCGGTGGCGGTCCTGTACGAAAGCGACCCCGGCGAGCTCGGCCTCGACACCGTTCACGTCGGCACCCACGCCGTCACGAACGTGGTCGTGCCTACGGTCGGAGCGCAATCCTACGGCCAGCGTTTTAGCTGGCGCAGGGCACCGCTGTCCTCATGACCGTCCGTCCCCGCCCTCGTGTGCATGCCCGCGACCACGGTGACGGCGGCGCCGACCCCGTCCGGTTGTGGTGGGAACGCTTCGACGGGGCGGGTGTCACGGTCGCGTCGGGGAAGTTCACGAGGATCGTGTTCGCCGACGGCATCGTCGTCACCGTCGACGAGGACGACCCCGACACCATCCACGTCGAGATACCCGCCTAATGCCGACCCGCCCCAAGCCGAGGATTCACGCCCGCGACCACGGCCGCGGCGGCACAGACCGTGTCCTCTGGGCGTGGGAAACCGTCGACGAAGACGGCGACACCACCGGCCGCGGCACCTTCTCGAGGATCGTGTGGGGCGCCGGGTTCGCGGTCACAGACGACGGCGACGGGGCCATCACCGTCGAACTCGTCCCGGAGGAGCCGTGAGCGACACCCTGTCGGGCGGGTTCAACCTGGTCCGGTTCGGCCCCGGGATCACCGTCAACCAACTAGACCCCCGCACCGTCGGCGTGGGACTGCCGCCACCATCAGAGGAGGAAGAAGTGATACCCGTATTTGCGTTGACCGGCGGTCCGTTCTTCTTCACCGGCTCCGACACCCCCGCCGTCCTCGACGGCGAATGGCTCAGCGGCGGCGGCGCCAGCCTCGACTTCTACACCAACGACTCCACCGCGTTCGCGAAGAACAGCGCCGGGCGAGCCGAGATCCTCCGCTCCGGCATGTACGTGATCAGCTGCCAGGCACAGGCGTCCGTGAGCGGGACGGTGGGCGACACGACGATCGGGCTGCAGCTGCAGTACGGCAGCGGTGGAGGCTACAGCATCGAGGTGCCGTGGCTCGGCCCCGGCCCTTACCCGCTGGGCGAGCAGATCCTCGGGTCGGTCCTCGCCGTCCCGGCAGACATCTACAGCGACGTCGACTTCGGGCTGCAACGGCTGCACCCCTACAGCCTCACCAGCGCCTTCGACTTCCCCGAAGAGATCCAGCCGACCATAGAAGCCTGGGACTACACCGGCTTCGGCGTCTCCTGGCTGGGGCTATGGGGCTACCGGATCAGCGACGCCCTCGACAACACGCACTCCAACTGATGCCTCCTGTCGTCCCGTTCACCAGGGCGTTGTATCCGCCGTCGCACGCGAAAGGCCCGGTCGCCGACGGGGTAGACGTCGTCGCCCTCAAACGCGCGTTCTCGAGGGCCGGGTACTTCCCGTGGCGCGACTACGACGACAGCTACAGCGAAGCCTTCGCACAAGAGGCGGTCGTGCCGTTCCAGGCCGCGAACGGCATCCAGTCGACCGGCAACTACGGCCAAGCCACCCACGAAGAACTACGCAACACCCGCCGCAAAGGCCACCCGCAGGAGTGGGCGTTCGACGCCGTCTCGATCCGGCTGATGCAGGACGCCGCCGGCGCCCCGCCCCCCCGCATCCTGCCCGCGTTGGGGCCGGTGACGCCCGGCGACAAGCCGGTCACCGACCACGACTGCACCCACGCCACCAGCGGCATCAATCTGTACCCCGCGTTCGACACAGCCTTCGGCGAAGGGGTGCCGGTGATCGCACCCGAACCCCTGGTCATCACCAGGGGTTCGAGCTCGCGGCCGGGGGACGCCTGCTACGCCGACGGCGTCTCCGGTCTCCGCTACTGGTTCGGACATCTCGACCTCGCCCCCGAGCCCGGCGAACGGTTCGGGAAAGGCGCCCAGCTGGCCGTCACCTGCCACAACACCGTCGGAGGAGGGCCGCATCTCCACCTCGGCGTGAACACGGAGCTGATCTGGGGGGCCGGCCGCCAGTTGATCCACAAGACCACGTACGTTCACGGCGCCCCGCTGATCGGCGTCCAGCTCGCCGCGTTCGCAGGCAGGCTCCTGTGAGCAGCGACGAGCGTCTGTTCACGATCCTGATCGGGATCGCGGCTGGGGTGATCGCGTTCGTGATCGTCGTCGGCGGCATCGTCTGCGTCGCAGACAGCGCCTACACGTTCTCCGAGTACCTCACCGACCTGACGAACGTGTGGCCGTATTTGGTCGGGGCGATCGTGGCTGTGCTGCTGCGGTCGCTGATCCGGGCCCGCAACGGACACAACGGAAAGGAGCACTCCCCGTGAACTTCTCGACCGCCGACATCTGCATGATCGTGATCGCCGCCGCTTTGGTCTGCATCTTCCTCTGGGGCGTCGACGTGCTCTAGTGCTAGACAACGTACTACCTTTGTGCTACCTTGTCTACCTACCAACCGAGGGGGACAAGGATGACAACCAGGCGCTACTCACTTATGGTCGAGAACCAGCTGCTCGATCCCGAGGACTTCAACGAGATCGGTATCTACAACCCGCGTAACCTCAAGCACGGGGCTACAAAAGTAGCGGCGTACCTCGCGCACGCGCTCGATACCGAAGTGATACTCGTAAAGCATCTCGCGACCGGCGATCGCGAGGAGGGGTACTACAACGCCTGGACTATGCGGTGATGAAGACTCTCACGACGAACATCAACCTGAAGATCCAGCCGGCGCTCGTGGAGCAGCTCCAGGCCCAGGCGAAGCAGAACGAGCGCAGCCTCAGCGCCGAGGTGCGGATGGCGATCCAGGCGTGGCTCGCCAAATGACCGTCTTACTTACCCTCGCCGGCTTCGCGCTCCTACTCGCGCTGTGGACGTACGTCGGGTGGGAGAACTGGGACGTACGACGACGAGAGCGACGGGAGCGCCAGCGCGC